GTTTCGGCCCATGAGTCAGGGAACGCTTGGTAGTAGCGGGCGTAGGCCATCCACTCCGCGAGTTCTCTGGTGGTCATGCGACGTTCAATGTCGCCAACCGTCATGCTCAGATGCCCCGCCAAGCGAAACAGGAACTGCCTCGCCGGGCGGATGTTTAGTTTTTTGCCAACTCCTCCACGTCGGATTCGCTCATCGCGTTGTGCTTCATCGCCTTTTCAAACAGCGTCGAGACAACCTTCGCCGACTTGCTGGCGAGCTTCTCGATCTGCTCGTCGGTGAACAACCGCTCGCCGCTTTCCGGATGGCACAGGCAACGGGCGAGGAACTTCGTTCGGAAGTTGTCGATGCCGGTTTCGCGTTTGCCGATCCACTCGCGCTCGTACGCGTCTCGCTCTCCGACCGTCATCACGCGGATGCCAAGCACCATCGGCTTGCCGTCCGTTCCGGGCCACTCCTTGACCGTCACCTTGAGGATTCCGAGGTCATCGGTCGCAAGAATCTGAGCCGCAAGTTCCGCTGCCGTCAGGGCCATGGTTACTCCATCACAATCTTGAAGGTTCCGACGTAGCGCGTCACGTCGTTCACGGTCCCTGTCGCGCGGAGCGTCTGGCAGATGGCCTTCGTGGTGAGCGTAAGGCCACCGCCCGTCACTGCGAAAACGGCCTTCTTGCCGTATTGATCCGCCGTGAGTTGCGCCGTGGAAAAGGACGATACTTCTATAGTCCCAGCGTCAAGCGTCCACACGCTGGCTCGCGCCAGCGGCAACTCGCCGCCGCGCGTCACGTCGATCTTGGATACCTCTCCAAGCGACGTGCCGTTCCATGTCACGGTGACTCCGGTGCATGGAATAGCCATGACGGGCCTCCGTCACGGCTTATCGGGCGATTCGGACAGTCGCCTGACCCCGGATCGCGTCGTTCGTCGCCAGCGTCAGCGTCGAGGAGTTGACGGTGTACGCGATGCCAGCAAGCAGGCTCACGCCGCCCGTGACGATCGTGCAGGTTCCGGTCGAGGCGTCAGCGATGATCGTGTTGCCGAGGTAGTCAAACTGCACCTGACGGCCCGTATCGGAGGTCGAGCCTTGAAGCGGTCGGTCCTGCGTCAGGATCGACGCGCCGGTGGTCAGCCCGAGGTGCGATACGTCAATCTTTTCTTGATCGGCGGTCGGGTCGGTGTAGGTGATGACGATGTTGGTGACGGTGTAGAGCGTGGCACCGAGCCGCAGGGTCGTGCCGGTTCCGTCGTGCGGGGTAATCGCCATTGTGCTGTCTCTCCTACGACTCGGACCACATGATCGAAAACGTCATCGCCACGCTGTAGACCGGCGGCATATCGCCACCCGCCAACTGCACAAATCCGTCCACCTCGTTGTCGAGGCTGACGTTCTGCACTACTACCGAGTCTGACGGCGTCCCCCCGTAGCCATCCAGAGACCGGCGAACCTTGTCCGCGATGTCTCTTACTGCCTCGTAGGTCAGGGCGTAGATGTCGAGAGTCATGATGACCGTCGGCGTTCCCATCGGTCCCGACAGGGTTTGCTGCCGCTGGACGCCAGACCGCCGCCACGTGAGGAACGGAAGGTCCGCCGTGGCCGGTGCGATGACCGGATAGACGCGGGAGCCGACGGACAGGGCGATGACCGGGTCGGTCACCAGCACGTTGCAGACGGCCTGCTCGGGGCTTTTGAGGGGCATACGGCACTATGCCGCCGTCGCCCCGTCCCCTTGCAGCCTAGAGCGTGTCGGTACCGTTGGCGGTTCCCGACTCGCGATACTTCAGCGCGGCCCATGCCTGCCCAAGCGACAGGGACAACTCCCGCTGGAGGATCGCCGCCACTTCGGCCTGCGTCTCCAGCCACGCCGTGTTGACCGGAGGATTTCCAGACGTGCCGCCCGCCGGCATCGCCGGAATGATGATCGGCGTCTTCGACTTCTTGAAAAACGCCTTGGGATACGCCGGATATGTCTGAACTCGACCTTCGTCCGAGTTTGTTGCCAAAACCTTGAACGGCCCGAGCCTGTTGTACGAGGACGCGATGTAGGCGTTCTGGCCGCTGACCCGGTGAACAATGCCTTTGCCAACCACTGTTTCCCGCTTGCCCATGCGGACGCGGGTGTAGGGGGTGGTCGGCGACTTCCGCTGGTATGGCTTGTTTGCCAACTTGGCTACCTGCCTCGGTTGCGTTCCGGCTTCCAGCCACCACTGGTGGAACGCTCGGTCCTTCCCGGCCCGCACGCTGCCGCCTGCTGCGCTGCGTGCCGACCCACGACCGGCCCGCGTGTAGCCGACGATGCCAACCGCCACGCCGTCTTGCGCGTACTGAACCACTTTGGACGCTACCGCGTTCTTGAGGTTCCCGGTCGGCCCCACAGGCGTGATCTGCCGCAGCCGCTTCGCAACCGGGTTGATCGCCTTACGAATGATCGGAGCCAGCACGTTCGCCGCTTGCTTCGGCGGAAAGAGCTTCCCGACTTGCTCGACAAAGCCTTTGAACTCGTCGGTGTTGAGGCTGACACGCACGCCTGCGACTGCCATCAGACTGTCTCCTGGCAGATCAGTTCGTGGACGCTGCGATTGTCGTGCTCAAGAATCGAGATGATTTCCAGCGTACGGCCTCGCCACGACAGCCGCATCTTCGACGTCAGGCCGCTTAGATACCGCATCCGAACGCGATGCGAAATCTCAACTTGCTGCTGGCCCGCCGATAGCAACTCGCGTGCGGTGACACCCTGCACGTTTGCCCACACTTCAGCGAACGCCGACCACTCAAGCAGCGTCTCACCGAGGCGATTCCGATTCTCGGTCGCCTGCTGCACCGTTACGCGCTCGCGGAGTGTTCCTGCGTCCATCAGTCATCGGCCCAAATGATGATGCTATAGACCCCGGTTGTTTCATGCAGTTGCAGTTCTAGAACAGGTTGCGTGCCGTCAAGGTTCGTCACGGCCACTTCGTTGTTCTTCGACATCAGACGAAAGTCTTCAATGCCAACCTCGTCTAGTTTGCGTGGCGTCGGGCCAGACCATGCGTAAGCAAGTTTGCGCGTGTTGACGAGGCTGACGATGTCGCCCGCCGAGTTTCTGTATGACGCAAACGTGATCGCAGTCGCGGAAGTCCCCGCGACGCCGCTCACTCGTATGGCCTGCCCGCTGGCGTACTCCGTCGACGATTCCATCGACAGAACTTTCAGCCGCGCGGTGCCGGACCGGTCGAGCAGCAACGCGTCAACGGTGATGCGGCCTTCGATGCTCATGCGTCACCGTAGATGATCGCGGTCAAGGTGGCCGGTCCTCCGAGTGTTTGAACCTCGATCGAGTACGCAGGGTTCACAGGAATCACAACTGCTTCGCCAGACGTCGAGACAAACCGCGTCTCTCGGCCGCCGTTTTCGTCGGTCTGAGTGACGATGCCGTACCCGGAATGTCGAAACGCCAATCGCGTCGGATTTCCAATGGAAGTCGCATTCCCTTGGGAATCACGCCACGTCGACCAATCCAGCGAGATCGTTCCGCTGGTCACAGTCCGCGAAATCATCGCCGCTTTCCCTGCCGCGTACTGCGTACTGTCATCGAGCGAGAGGACATTGACGGCGTTGGTGCCGTCCTTGTCGTGGAACAGCACGTCGATGCCGATGCGGCCTTCGATGGTCATGTGTACGACCCCCACGACACGCTGTCGAGCAGCCGCTTGGCGGCATCCGGCATCTCGCCGCCGCCACGCTTCTCGTAGATTTCGTGGACGCACATGAGGATCGCCGTCTTGACACGCTGCGGCACGGTTGACGCGTCGCCGTAGCCAGCCCACCATGCGACCGACACCGAGTTCTGGTCGAGCAAGTGGCTCGGCCACGACCCGTTGTAGACGTTGCGGATCACGCCCGGCGTGGCATCGCGGTCCACACGGTACGAGGTCGTGGCGAGCGTGGCAGTAGCGAGCGTGTCGCCGGTCGTGTACGTGATTGAAACCGCCGTGGCCGTGCCGGTTGCCATCATCGGCGGGCGAGGAAGCTCGATTTCTTCGGGAAACGCGTCGAGCCGCATGACCAACTGCTGGGCCACCAAAGCCCGATCCAGATAGTCTTCGCACCACTCTCGCGCCGTGGTGATGTAGCCAGCGATCAGCGTATCGTCGGTGGCCGTATCGACGCGGAGATGAGCCTTGGCCTCGGCTAGCGTGATCGGCTCCGCAGCCGGGGCGGTCAGTCGCTTGAGGCTGCGGTAGCGTTTCACTGGCGGCGTCTCCTCGGCGTCACGTCGGCGGTTTCTTGGCTCGGCTCAACGCTGGCCGTCTCGATCATCTTCTGCTGGTCGCCGCGAACCGCCTTGGCGTATTCCCACGCAATCAATCCCTCTGCCTGACGCTGCGGAAGGTCCAGCACCTCGCCAGCCTTGTACGCCCCGTAGGCACGAAGCATCTGTATCTTCATCGCTCACCCCACCTTCCATGCAGATTCCGGCGGCTTCCTCGTCTCCTGCCATTCGTTGCAGTATTGGAAGACAGGCTTCCCAAGCTCTTGGCTGGGCCATGTGATGACATACTCGCCGTGGCCGATGCAGACGCGCGGCGTGATGTAGAGGCGGTTTCCGCACGCCTTGAACGCCTTCCAGAACGAGATGTCGGAATCGATTCTTCCGTCCCCCCACGACCCGGTCGGATCGGGCTGTTCGTGAAACCACGGCTTTGCCATCCGCCGCAGGGCGGCGGTCGAGATGATCGTGCAGCCGAAGTGAGCCGTGTCGACCTGCTGGACGGGGTGTCCGAACCACTCTTTCGGCACCTGCGTCACGCCGTCTTCCGGCGGGTTGTCGAGCGTGTCGAGCAGCGTGAGCATCGGCCTGCCGTCCTCCCGCTTGGTCTGGAGCGGAGCCAAGGCATCGCACTGAAACGTCATCGCAAGGGCGAATAGGTGCTCAATCGACTCGCGGGAGACGAACGAATCCATGTCCAGCGTAATGATGTATTCCGTGGTCGGCTCAAACTTCTCCAGCATCCGCGTCAGAACCTGACTCCAGAACGCTCCCTGCCCCAGCGTGGGGCGGATGTGCAGCGGCATCATGGCTTCGATGAAGCCGAAGATGTTGATGAGCGGGCCGAACCGTGGGCCGCTCAGGATCGCCTCGCACCGCACGTCCACCGACGAGCCGCCGACTTGCACCAGCATCAGTTTCCACTTTCCAAAAACGAGAAAACGGCGGGGAGGCTTGTGCCATCCCCGCCGTCTACTCTGCTCGTCGTGTCAAGCGAATCAGCCGACCGCCTGCGTGCTCACGCCCTTCTCGGACGCGCTCATCGGGCCAGCCTCGCCCTTGCCGAGACGGCACGTCGTGATGACGCCGCACGTCGAGGCCGGGGTGGCGTAGACCGTCAGGTACCGACGCTTGCCGCGAAGGTCGATGTCGAAGCGGTGGGCATAGCCGACGCCAGCGGTGGCCGTCGTACCGGCAGCGACCGTGAAGTCGGTGCCAGCGACGAAGCCGCTGATGTTGGCCTGACCGGACCCGCTCGTATCGCTCTGGGCGACCCGCAGCACGTTGGCTGCGGTGTTCGGGCCGGTCGCCGAGGTGAACGGCGAAAACAGGACATCGATCGACGCGAACTCGAAACCGAGCGTGTCGATTTCAAGCGAGTGCGTCGCGGTCAGGGCAACCGAGGTTTCGGCCTTGCTGACGCTCTTCGTAGCAGCAACGTGGTTCATCTGTCAGAGTCTCCGGGGAAGGTGTCAGGATCAGCCGAACTTGAGGGCCACGACCGGGCCAGCCTTGCTGGTCGAGCCGATGTCGTTCACCACCATCGCGTTCCGCGAGGTGGCGAAGGTGAGAGTCTGGTCGAACTCGATGTACCGCTCGCTGGCGGTCTTCATCGAGATGGCCCGCCGCTCGCCGAAGATCGCGGCCTGCGACAGATCGCCGAACAGGGCAGCCACCTTGCCGGTCGTGCCGGTGAGGGCCGACTCCATCGGCTGCACCAGCGTGACCGGGTAGCCGAGGAACGTCTCGCCGAAGCCAGCCGCCACGTTGTCGGTGGTGTTGCCACCGGCACCGGACGAGCCGCCGGGGAGCATGGCGAGCCGCAGCATGGCGGCACCCCAGCCAGCCGGGGAGATGTACCACCGGGCGTTCCGGTTGCGGGCGTACAGCGGAAGCCGAGCCAGCGTGTCGGTGAAGTTCTTCATCGTCAGGTCGCCGAAGGTCGTGTTGGACGTTGCCGTCACGACCGACGCCGAGTAGGCGGCGAGGAGAATCTTCGTGCAGATGCCGGTCGTACCGTGGTAGGCCAGCGTGCCGTCACCGATGAAGCCCGAGTTGTCGAAGGCTTCGCTGAAAGCCTGCGCCGTCTCGACGGCCATGGCATCGGCAAGGTCGACCACCGAGTCTTCAAGCAGGGAGTTCGGAGTGCGGTTCGCCACGCCCCAAATCTTCGCGTTGAGTTCGACGTTGTCGAACGTCACGTCGCTCGCTGACACCTCGACGTTCTCGCCGACAGGGCGGGCCGTGAGGCCACCCGTGCGACGCGGGAAGACGAGCGTGTCGGAGTTCATCGTGACCCGCTTGGCGTACTGAGGGAACACGCCAAACTCTTCGACCAGCCGGATGATCTCGCTGGACAGCTCGGGGCTGGTCAAAACGCCGCCGAGCGAGTTGATGCCACCGGCCTGCACGCGGTATTCGGTGCCGACGCCGTGATCCTTGCACCACCGACGGGCCTCGGCATCGCCGAAGACGTAGCCCTTGAGGTGCATACCGGCACGGTAGGCAGCCTCGGCGGAACGAAACGCCTTCAGGTTGCCGTGCTGCTTCGGCACGGCGTACTCGGTTCGCTTCTCCACGGTCGGCTCCTTCGCCTCGGGGGTCTCGATCGCCTTGGCGGGAGCGGAGCGCTCCAGCACGGAACGCAGTTCCTTTTCCTTCTCCGCGACCTTCTCCAAGAAGTCGATCTTGGCCTTGATTGCGTCGGCACGGCTCATCAGCGAGCGAAGGGAGTTCTCTTCGGCGGCAACCGCCTCGGCGTCACCTTCCGCAGCGGGAGCCTCTTCCTGCTCCATCGCGGCTTGAATCTGCGCGGTCACGCTCGCCAGTTCGTCCAGCAGTGCCTTGATCTTGTCCACGGCGATCTCTCCTAGTTCGATTCGTGGCGACGCGGACGCATCGCCTACGGTCGAAACTACGGATCGCAGCCCACACCCATGCAGACGCACGGCGAGCGAGAGTAAAAGACTCAGCCCGCCTTGGTGCGGCGAACCTCGGCGGCGGCGAGGACGTGCTTGTCAGTCGCGCCGCAGCACCGGCATCGCAGATACCGGATTTGGTATTCGCCCTGTTGCTGGCTCGATGCGACGAGCAGTTTGCCGTCGCGGCACTTGGAACACGGATCGCCCGTCTTAGCGGCCATGCTGCTTGAGGTACTCGCGGAGTTCGTTGGCCTTACACGCTGCAACTGTCCTTGATTCGCGAATCGCGGACAGCGACTGCCGAAACGCATCGTAGGATCGCTTCGCCACAGCCACGTCGGAGTCGGGATACGCCGGAAACGTGGTCGGGGACACGTCGATCAAAGAGTCCACGCGCTTGATCGTCCGCACGCTGCGGCCTTCCTCCATGCTCCAATCGTCACCGCCCGGCGCGACTTGGAACGCGAAGGAACTGCCCTTCACGATTCCGGCGCGAATGTTCGCGGCGATGTCGCGGCCATAGGTCGTGTCCGGCACGGGAAACTCGTACCGCAGGCCCACGTCATCGACTGAGAGCTTGAGCGTGTCGGGATAGCGGGCCAGCGGGAAGTTGGCGTCGTGGTTCCACAGCGCGCGGGTCTGAAGCGGCTTCTTGCGGCCGCGCCGCTCGGAGACGAGCGAGAACGCACCGGGGTCCAGCCGCTCCACGAAGTCGCCGAGGTCGAGCGACAGCACGCCGAACTTCGCCGCATAGCCGACGATCCACTCGCGGGACTCGTCGCTGCCTTCCTCGCTCCGCGTCTCGACCGCGAGCAGCGGGGTGTCGGACTCGATCTCGTCAAGGATCAGCGAACGTCGCTCGATGTTCATCGCCATGCTCCTGTCGTTGTTGTCTGCCGCGTCAATCTGCTTGGTCAGTTTGCTCGCCCACGCCTGTCCCGGATCGCCGCCCCACAAGGCCCACGCAATCCGGCCAGCACTCGGGAACCCGTCTTCGCCGGGACTCCATCCCTGCCCTTGCTTGTCCACTTCGTGGCGGGCGAAGTAACTCGCCATCCGCTTCGCCGTGTCTGGCGAAATGTTCGTGCCGTTGGAAAGGTCGCGGGCGCGGGCCACGCCGACCGCCGTGCCGCCACGGTTGAACTCGTCGCGCCACGCCAGCCCCTTCGCGGCCTCGTCGCGAACACCAGCGGGCGGCGAGAAGTCGATGTGGTCATACTTCGCCATCGGGATTCTTCTTCTTGCGGCTCCGCTTCACCGGCTTGTCGGTGATCGTCTGCGGCGAGTCATCGACCCACACGTCCACGCTGATGCCTGCGGCCTCGGCGGCATCGGCCTTGAGCGTGTCGGTGCCGACGAGCAGGACTTGCGAGAACGCGGAAGCGTAGTCACCGAGCGTGTCGAGCACGGTCTGGCGATCCGCCTCGGGACGGCGGGAAATCATCACGACCGTATTGCCATCCGCGACCGCCTGCGTGGCGAACTCGCCCCACATCTGCGGGTCGGCTGCGAACGTACGGTCGAAGTCCATGCTGATCGTCATGGCCCGCGACTCGGGCAGCGACCGACCGAGCGGTGCGGCTGGGGCAGGAGCGGCCTGCGGAGGCTGCACGCTGCCTGCGGGATTGCCAGCCGACACCCCCGCAAGGATCGCCGCGACTTGAGCATCGGAGATGCTCGGGAACGACGCGGCGATGAGGGCCGCAGCGCCTTCCTTGGTGAGCAGGCCAGCGGGGACTTGAGCGATGATGGCGATGAGGCCGGTGATCTGTGCGCCGTTGAGCGACACGTCGGCGACCTGCGGTGCCTCGGGCTGCGCCGGTGCCTCGCTGGTCGGAACCGAGTCGGCAGCCGCAGCGGCCAGCCCGCCTTCGACCGCCTGCCCGTCGATGCCGCTGTCTGGCTGCTGCTGGGACAGCACGTCGGTCGCGGTCGGCTGCTCGCCGAGCGTTCCCATGTTGAGCGGGCGATAGCGAACGTCGCCGCCTTCCACTGGGTCGAGGTTCTCGGTCGCTCTAATGTCGTTCGTGCTGACCACGCCGATGTCCCACATGGCCCGATAGAACGCCGAGCGGCTGGCGGCATCGCCACGCAGCAGCCCACGCACGTCGAACTCGACCAGATAGCGATCGTCATCCGGCAGCAAGTCCCTCATGAACGCCGACTCAAAGCGGCGCAGCCACGGGATGATGCAGTGCGTCACGAACGCGATGTCGGAGTCGGGGCTGTCCGCCGCGATGCCAAGCCGCGAGCCGGGGATGCGGAACAGCCTCGCGATCTCCTCCAACTGGTAGCGGCGCAGTTCGATGAACTGGCTGTCGGTGTTGCTGGCCTGCGGAATGTCGTAGGGCTTCAGCCCGCCCGTGAGGACCGCCGTGTTGTGGCTGTTGCCGACGCCGCCGTGACGCCGGTCCCACTGCGAGCGGAGTTGCTCGCGGGCCTCGGCGTTGAGTTGGCCCTCGGTCGAAAGAACAAACCCGGGGCGGGCACCGGCCGCAAAAAAGCGTGCCCCGTGCAACTCGCAAGCCCGGGCTAGTGCGATGGCATCCTTGCATTCGTCCACGATGGACATGCCGTTCACGCCGTCATCGGACGGGCCGCGAATCTGGAGAATCTTCTGCTCGTTGTACGGCGTCTCTTGTCCGTTTTGCTCGCGATACTTGTAGCGGAGGCTCCCGTTCTCCAGCCGCTCGACCTTCATGCGGCTCGGATGCAGCGGCACGATCTGCCCGGCCTTGAGTTCCGAGAACGCGTCGCCCCACAAGCCAACGTGAAACACAGCCTGCTCACGCCACTCGAACGAGGTCTGCCAGCCGTTGGGCTGCGAGTGGAGTTGCTTGTAGAGCGGCAGTTCGCGGGCCTGCCGCTTGCCGCCTCCGGCCGTTCGCTCAAGCACGTGCAGCGGCAGGCTCGCGACCGTTTCGGCGATCACGCGAAGGCAGGAAAACACCGCCGCAACGGTGTGGGCGTTGCTGGAGTCGATCCGCACGCCAGCGGAGGAACGCGACGAGGAATCCTCGTCAAACATACGCTCCTCGCCGGGGAGCCAGAGGATTCGGTGTTCGTGGTTTTGGGCGATCATATGAAGAAGATTTCCGGCTCGCTGCTGGGCTTCTGCTCGTTGCCGATCCAGCACCCGATGCCTTGGCACAACGCCACGATGCCGTCGATGCGCTCCGTACTCTTGGCCTTGCTCGGGTAAATGTTTCCGTAGCGGTCTTCGTGGACGGCGACGTTGCCAGCGCACCACGACAGGACGGGATGCCCCGCGTGGCGGATTTTGGCGTTGGTGATCAAGTTCTCCAGAGCTTTGGCAGGCGCGCTCATGGCGCGACCACCCTGTGGATATCCGACCACTTCCACCCCGTCCCCTTGCAGCATGTTGGCAATCATCTGGCCGTTGAACTTGAGGTCCACCGCCAGTTGCCGCACCCGGTACTGCTCGCAGATGGCCGCGATATCGCGGTGCAGCACGGTGTAGTCGGTCACGTTGCCGTCAGTAACCTTGATGAATCCGTCGCGTATCCAGCCGAGGTAGTCGACCTTGTCGCGGTTCGTCCGCTCCACGGCGTTCGCCTCGGGAATCCAGAAGAACGGCAGAGGTCGTCGCGAGGTCGAGGCCCGCGTAAACGGGCCGGTCGCCGAAGTCGCGGAGCGGCAGGGAGCCCTGCTGCCACGTTTCCGGTGACAGCCACCGAACGTCGGAGGTCGTCCACGTATTGAGCCGGTATCTGAGGAACGAGTTCAACTTCGTTGGCGACTGCTCGGCCTCCTTCGCGTCCGCTGCGAAAACGTCCTCCTTGATCGTCACGCCCCACGACGGGTTCGCCTGCGGCCAGACTTCGGAGTCCTTCCAATCGGCCTCCTCCTCCATCTCGTAGATGCAGGAGAAGAACGTGGGATCGTGCCGCCAGTTCGCCGCGACCGCCTTGGCGTACTGATACTGCTCGTAGCAAATCCCTTTTCGGTCGTAGCCCGCCGTCGTGATCGACACGAGCAGCGGCTGCTCGCGGGCCGCGCCGCCGTACCTGAGTGCATCCCACAGGCGGCGATCCTTTTGGGCGTGAAGCTCGTCGAACAGCAGGCCGTGAATGTTCAAGCCTTCCGCACGGAAGGCGTCAGCGGACAGGACGCGGTAGAACGACGCCTCCTTGCGGTAGGCAATCGTGCGGCGAGAGTCGATGACCTCCAGCACCCGAGAGAGTTGCGGCGAGGCCCGCACCATGCTCGCGGCCTCACGGTAGACCACCGAGGCTTGCTCGCGATCCGCAGCCGCGCCGTAGACCTCGGCACCGTTCTCGCCGTCCATGACGAGCAGGTAGAGCCCGATGCCCGCGAGCAGGGTGGACTTGCCCTGCTTCTTCGCCGTCGAGATGTACGCCACGCGGAAGCGGCGAGTGTCGTCGGCGAGCCGCTTCCAGCCAAACAGTTCGCCGATCATCACAGCCTGCCACTCAAGCAGCGTGAACGGCTGGCCTGCGTGCTTGCCCTTGGAGTGCCGCAGCCAGCCCTCGAAAAACTCGATGGCGTGCTTCGCGGCCTCGGGGTCGAAGTAGAACTCAAGCCCCTGACGAGCGGCGTCGCTTCGCAGCGTAGGCGGCAACCGGGT